CGGGCGTTGCCAACGGGCCAAAACAATCTTAAACGCACCGCGCAGCACGCCATGCAAATTGACATGGAGTCCGGCGTAGGTTTAAACGGGTATCTTGTTGATGAGACTCAGTATTTAATTACGGAAAGCGGTGATTACTTAATAACTGAGTCAGATGAATATCTAATTACGGATGATTCTATTCCCGCCACAGTCGGCGCTAATCCGCAAATTATGCTGCGCTGGTCCGACGATGGCGGTCATACGTGGTCTAATTACCGTACTACGTCGGTAGGAAAGATAGGCGAGTATTACTACCGCGTCTGGTTTCGCCGCTTAGGGATGACGCTTAAGTTGCGTGACCGTGTTTACGAATTGTCAATGACTGATCCAGTAAAGACGGCAATTATGGGTGCGGAACTTCTTATAACGCCAACCAATGCCTAATGTTACTAACATACCGGCCCCACGCGTCAGCTTTATTGACGAGCGAACTGGTCTGATTTCGCGTGAATGGTATCGATTTTTTTTAAATTTATTTACTTTAGTTGGGCAAGGTAACAACGCGACAACGCTAGATGATCTTCAATCTGGCCCTCCGGCTCAAGATGTTAACGTATTGGTGTCTAGTATTCCTGTTGACGTTGGCCCACCACCCATACCTTTTGGTGATAATGTCGTAACAAAAAACGGCACCCAGACAATTTCTGGCGCTAAGACGTTTACAAATAGCAACAATCAGTTTAACGGCGCAAAGTACGCTACACCCAGTGCTTATTTTGTTGAGGCCAGTTCATACGCAACGATTGGCGGCACAAACGGTGTCATCTTAGCTACCGGCGCAACGTCGCCAGGGACATCTGTTTTCTTAGGGGATGCTACAACGTTCCGCCCGTCGGTCGATAACACGCGGTCTTTGGGCACTGGTACCTATAGATATACTGTAGTTTACGCAACCACAGGCACAATCAATACATCAGATGGTGCTCAAAAACAGCAGATAAGGTCATTGTCCGACGCAGAACAACGCGTCGCGTATAGCATCAAAAAACTTATCCGAGCGTTTAAGTGGACTGACGCTGTAGCGTCAAAAGGTGAAGACGCCCGAATTCATTTTGGTGTTATTGCCCAAGATGTTCAAGAAGCATTTGCCGCCGAGGGTTTAGATGCGTCAAAATACGGTTTATTTTGCAGCGACACATGGATAGCATCCGACGGATCATCTCAAACGCGTTTAGGTGTGCGCTACAGCGAATTGCTAGCTTTTGTCATCGCCGCACTGTAAGGAATAACATGACAACTTATTTATCCCCTAGCCCAAAACTTCAGTTTTTTGCTTCGGATGGCTCTTTGTTAGTTGGCGGCAAACTTTACACGTATGCAGCCGGAACAACAACGCCCTTAGCTACTTACACTGATTCGACAGGTACAACGTCTAACACAAACCCCATCATTCTAAGTGTGCGCGGTGAAGCCGATGTTTGGCTGGGAACGCAACAATATAAGTTTGTTTTAAAGGACAGCAACGACGTCACGATTTGGACTGTCGATAACATTGCCACCACGCAAGGATTGGTCGAAGCGTTAGAAACGTCGTTGTCTAGCGCGTCTGGATCTTCATTGATTGGGTATACGCCGTCAGGCACGGGCGCGGTTACAACAACCGTTCAAGCCAAACTTCGTCAGGTTGTATCAGTTAAAGATTTCGGAGCAGTGGGTAACGGCGTTGCTAACGATACAACTGCTATTCAGCAAGCTATTAATTACGTGTCGTCAATTGGTGGGGGCGCGGTTAACTTTCCGACCGGCACCTATAAAATCTCTACCAAATTATCTATTACCGCTAACTCTGTTTTTCTAACAGGCGAAGGCAGGCAATCAAGCATCATTGCGCCTGCGGCTATGGCGGATGATTTTATTTTATTCAATGGCTGCTCACAGGGCGGCGTTAACAATTTAGGCATCATACCGTCTGCCGCGCAAACAGGATCAACCGCCGGTATTCGCATCAAAAACTGTCATAACGTCGTTGTCGATCAGTTTTTACTGTCAGGAAATACGCGCAACGGCATTATTGTTGAAGGCGGCGCATCATCTTATTTATGCACCATTTCTAACTTTGAGATTAGCACTTGCGCTTTGTCTGGTATTGAGGTCGGCGCTGGGGCGTTAGCGCAGGGCGTATGGATTCTTGATGGCATTGTAGCGAGTTGCTATGACGGCATTTTGTTAACTTACGCTAGCGGCGTTTACATCAATACCGTAGACATTATTTCATCGGGCAACTCAGCTTTAGCCACCTATCCAGTTACGGGTCAATACGTTACAGCAGTGTTTGTGGAAGGTATCACGGCAGATACTTCAGTTGGGCATGGCATCGCGCTGATTGACAACGGTGGTAAGACAACCGATGTAAACTTAGTGAATTGCTGGTCTGCAACGAACGGTCTTAGCGGCCTTCGTTGTGCGGCTAACACAGATGGTGTGCTTGTCAGCGGGTGTAGGTTCATCAATAACGATCAGCGCGGTATTTTGATTGAAAACGGCAAGAACTACACCATCAGCGGCTGTCAAATTGGCATGAACTCAATTGATGGATCTGCGTCATACGATGGTATTGCTATCGGCGCAGGCGTTACCCATGTCACGATTGAGAATTGTTTTTCTGGTGGACCGTTGGGGAGAATTGGGACACTTGCATCAAACTTTCAAAGATATGGTGTTTGGATTGGCGCAGGTGCAGATTACCTTGTCATATCTGGTAATGACCTAACGGGTAACGTTACAGGTGCTTTGCTTAACAATAGCACTGCATCAAACATCTTTATCTCAGAGAATCTCGGAGATAGTAGAAAGACCACATCGAACATTGAGACGGTTACGACGGATGCTGGTGGTGTGGGGACGATTACGCATAATTTAGGAACCACACCGAGTGCAGTCTGTATAACAGCCGCTGACACCGCTAAGAGTCTTATGGTCGGTTTGTACAATGTTGGACCGACAACATTTTCGTTTTACACTCGCATTGTAGACTCAGGAAACCCTAACAACGGTCAAGTGCTTGCAAGCCACGCAATTATAGTTTCTTGGATCGCAACCAAAACCTAAGGTATAGAAATGACTGTAACTGCAAAAGTTTTGGCTGAAGGTCAAGTAATTCCTAGTACAAACACTACGGTGTACACCGCGCCTGCGTACGTGACAACGATCATCGACAAATTGACAACAGCTAACTATGATGTTGTGGCTCGTCAAATTACGATTAATATTGTGGCATCTGGTAATTCTGTAGGAAACGCTTACTACATAGGCACACAGACATTAGGTGCTGGCGAAACATACACTTGGCCTGAAGTAGTGGGGCAGATACTTAGCACGGGCGACTATGTGGTTGCTGCGGCTAGCAACAATACCGGCGTTAACTTACGCATGAGTGGGCGCGAGATAACGTGAGTAATTTAAGTGTACATTCTGAATTGATGCAACAAAAAGTAGGCGCGTTGCAAGCCGAACTTCTTAAATTGCCTCAATACCAACCGGATACAAAACATTATTTTCACGGAGGAATGTACTGCCGTGAAGTATTTCGTCATGCCGGTGTTTTAGTTGTAGGCGCTGTTCATAAAAAAGAACACTTTTATTTAATTGTTTATGGTACGGTTGCGATTACAGATGGCGACGGAAATGTCCAAGAAATATCAGGCCCACATTTGTTTGAGAGTAAACCTGGCACTAAGCGTGCGGTGCTAGCGTTGACGGATACTTTGTGCATGACTTTTCATGCAGTAAAAGCGACAACTGTTGATGATGCAGAGGCTGAACTTGTAGAATCAGAACCGGCAAGTATGTACGCACCGGGTAATCTTATTCGACATAATGTACAAGAGGTGCTGACATGACATTTTGGGTAGCAGGCGCGGTTGTAACAAGTGCCGCAATAGGATCGCAAGCCGCTAAAAGCGCTGCTAAAACACAAACCGCCGCAGCTAACCGCGCTGCGGACTTGCAACAGCAGCAGTTTGAGCGCCAAGTTGAACTGCAAGAACCTTGGCGTCAAGCGGGCATTACGGCGCTTAACAAACTCACGCCGTTGGCGACTGAATATACGCCGTTTGGCATGGATCAGTTTCAGCAAGACCCAGGCTACGCTTTTCGTATGAGCGAGGGTATGAAAGCCTTAGAGCGCTCGGCAGCAGCGCGTGGGGGCTTGTTGTCAGGCGGTATGCTCAAAGGAGCGCAGCGTTACGGTCAAGATTTGGCTTCGCAAGAGTACATGAACGCGTTTAATCGTTACCAAGCCGAGCGTAATGCGCGTTTGAATCCCTTACAGTCTTTAGCAGGTATAGGCCAGACGGCAACGAACCAGCTAGGTCAGGCGGGGCAAACGATGGCGAGCAACGTAGGTCAAGCGTTAGGTGCAGCCGCGCAGGCGCGAGCGTCTGGATACGTTGGCGGCGCTAACGCGTTGTCGCAAGGTCTTGGAACGTACTTGAACTATCAGCAAGGCCAAAATTATTTAAATGCTCGCTTTCCACAGCAGTTTGGTGCGCCTATTACTGCCTATGGTAGCAACGCAGGATACTCAGCGCCTTCATATGGGCCACCAATGAACCCTGATTATTCTGGTGGCGTAACTTATACTTAATTACAAGTAAGGTCTTAAATCATGGCTCTTGTTGATCCAAACATTGCGCTGTCGTTTAAAGGTATCCAACTACAAGACCCGTTGGAGCAGTATGGCCGTGTTGCGGCGATTGAACAAGCGCGTAATCAAAATGCTTTGGCGCAGTATCAACTTGGTGCCGCGCAACGTACTGAGCAACGCGAGATAGCGCGAATGAACGAGCTTGCTCAAGCAGGAAGCGATGAAAGCAAAATTGGAAACGCGCTTCTAAGGGCAGGTGACATAAAAGGATACATGGATTTTCAAAAGTCACTTAGCGAACGCCAAACGCAAGAACTTACGCGTCGAAAAACACTTGGTGAAATTAGCCTTCAACCGGGGCAAAAAGCAAAGCAGGAACAAGAGTTAGCTGACGCTAAACTTAAACAAGCCCGTCAATTTCTTGACACAATAGATCCTGCTGACCCTAAAGCACCAGAGAAATACATGGCATGGCATGAAGCTAATCATGCTGATCCCGTGCTTGGCCCTTTATTAGCCTCACGAGGCGTAACCGCAGAACAATCTCGCGCACAAATACAAAATGCCATTGCACAAGGACCGGGGGCGTTTGCAGATCTTTTAAATAGATCAAAATTAGGTACTGAACGGTTTATGGAGTTAAATAAACCTACCGTTACCTCTCAAAATCTTGGCGGTACTACGCGTCTTGTACAAACACCAGGACTTGGGGGTGCGGCAACCGTTGTGTCTGGTAGTACCGCAACAGTTACGCCAACACAAGCTCAATTGATGGCTGACGCAAGAGATCGCGAACGCATAGCAAATGAAAATAAACGCATCCAACAAGACGCACAACGTTTGTCTCTTGAAGATCGTCGCGTAGTGATGGCTGAACAGCAAGCAAAGCAACAAGCTGATCCTGAGTTCCAACGACGTATGGAAGAAGCTAAGACAGTAGGTCGCAAAGCGGCTGAAGGCGATGTTGCCGCACGTCAAGCACTACCTAAAATTATCAATCGCGCTGAAGAAGGTTTGCGTTTGATTGATGAATTGGTTGGTAAACGAGATTCCAAAGGTAACTTAATTGGAGATTCTAAGCCTCACCCCGGTTTCAGTGGCGCTGTGGGTGCAACTTGGGTGCCTGGATTACGTTTTGTGCCTGGCACAAGTGAAGCTAGTTTTATGGCGCGGTTTGATCAAATCAAAGGTGCGTCATTTCTTGAGGCGTTTGAGTCCCTTAAAGGTGGCGGTCAAATTACAGAAAAAGAAGGCGCAAAAGGTACGGAAGCTATCAATCGCATGTCAATTGCTCAAAGTGAAAAAGAATTTATTGCTGCCGCCCGTGATTTGCAAGAAATTATCAGAAAAGGTGTAGCGACTGCTCAACGTAAAGTACAAACGTCGCCCTCACCTACATCAGGTACTCGTGGCGAGCAAGCTGACCCATTAGGTATCCGATAATGGCTACGATTGCAGAAATCCGCGCTCAATATCCGCAATACTCGGATATGTCTGATACAGCGCTTGCAGACGCGCTGTATAAAAAGTTCTACTCAGACCTTCCCCGAGCCGATTTTGACGCTAAGATTGGACTACAGGTGCCGCGCAGCGAAGGTATGCCCACGGCACCTCGCCAAGAGTTGACCGCAGGGCAGCGTATGTACCAAAGTATTAGACCTTACGTTGCACCTACGATTGAGGCGCTAGGGTCCGCAGGCGGTGCTTTGTTAGGGGCGCCGCTTGGACCTCCCGGTGTTGTAGGTGGTGCCGGTTTAGGTTATGGGCTTGCTAAAGAGGCGCTTGAGTTAGGTGACGTTTATTTAGGCGGTAAAGAACCACGTAAAGGCGCAGCAATTGCAATAGAGCCTACTAAAAATGTCCTTGAAGGCGCAACTTACGAAGCTGGCGGGCGCGTTATTGCGCCTTTGCTTGGTAAAGCTATCGGTAAAGCTGCTGACCTTAAAAACATACCGCAAAATAAAGCCGCTGAAATTGCAAGAAACGCGCTTGGTCCCGATTTACCTGAAGTTATCAACGCGCTTAAGGCGGCGCAGGGTCAAAATGTTAGTGCAGCCCAAGCTACTGCGGCTATAAATAGTCCTACTTGGCAAGCGTTAATTGATCGTGCGACAGCAAGAGACCCTCGTTTCTTAAGAGCGCTTGAGCAATCGCAAGGCGAAACGTCATTGAACGCGCTATCGCGTCTTGTTGGCGGCACAACTGCTACGGACGTTCGCGCTACGACGGATACTATGAAGCAGACGTTGCGCGACATTACATCGCCAGCACGTCAGGCCGCGTTAAACCGCGCTAATCTCGGTCAGCAAGTCGCGCAGTATGAGGCTGAGGCCGGTAAGTTAAGCGCCGAAGCAGCAGCAAAGGTGCAAGACGTACGCCGACTAATCAATGCAGGCAATCTGGCTGAAGCGTCTGCTCGGCTTGACCTCATCAAGCGCAACTTACCT